ATGGGAAGTTATAAATTTGTGTACTCCTATTACTAAAAAATGCACCAAAGGGGGTTTGCAACCTTGTTCAGAAGTCGCAAAGTACTGTAAAAAAATTAAGACGAGCGATGCTATGACTATGTCTAATTCGGAAAACGAAAACGAAAACGAAAATGAAACCGAAAATGAAAACGAAAATGAAAATATGATTATTGATTATTATTGTACCAAACATGCAAAAAAGTGTAACTTAAAAATACCACCAAGTGAACTTGATATTAAAAAAATAAGAACAAAGAAGTTAGTCGATATCCAAAGCATTATTGATAAATATAATATTCCCCCTATTTTCGATAAATCTCACGAATCTGTTACATCTCATATAAATAAAGAAGCCACCGACCTCACTCTTCCCCTAGCAGTTGTGCCTCCAAAACGACAAAAAAACACAAAAGAACAAATGATAGAAATGATACAATCCGAACTAGATAAGAACTATTTAGAAAATATAGAAAATGTACGCGCAGACCAGATTGATTTAATTACACTTGGTAAAAATATGATGACTGAGTTAGATAAATTTATATCCCCTCATACAAGTGGCGAAGATGTAGGAATAATGGGAGGGCTGGAAGGTCTAGAAAAACACAAAATAGATATTGTAATTATAGAGAACCAGATTAGCACAATTGCAAGTAGAATGAAAACACTTCAAGGAATGATAGCACAATACTTTATAATGAGAGGAACACCGTGTATAGAGTTTATATCAGCTTCAAATAAATTAAAAATGTTTATGACCAAAAAGAAGACAACGTATACAGAACGCAAGGTCGAAAGTGTAGAAGTAACGAAAGAGTTATTAGAAAAGTTGCCACAGTTTATAAATTACAAAGGAAGTTTAGAGAAAAATAAAAAGAAGGATGACTTATCTGACTGTTTCTTGCAAGGAATATACTATCTTACCTTAAAAAATATGATAGATATCAACTTATATTTTGAAAGTAATCAACCTGATTCGATTTGATTTCATTACAATATTAATTTTTCAATTACAACAATGTTATTTCATTATAATGAATTAATTATAATGAATTAATTATAATGAATTAATTACAATCATTTAATTATAAATATTTATAATGCGCACAAACTTAAAATTAAAGTTCTAGATTATAAATAATATGGCTGACGAAATCATTGATCTTGGAAACTTATCCGAACTTGATAATAGTTTTATAGGAGGAAATAAAAGTGGCGGCGGCGGCGGTCGCAGTGGTTCAAAATCTGTAAACTTTGGTGGAGGTTTAGAACTTTTGATGAATGATAAATTAAAATCAGGACATAAAAGTGGAGGAGATGGAAATATTGATTTAGACGACTTGAATGATTTAGAAGATGAGCTAAATGAACTCTCTGATACTGTAAACGCCAATAAAGTAACTAAGAATTTTAAATCTGATTTTTTTAGCGGTTCAAGTATAAAGTTAAACAACTACGATAATAATGACGACCAGAGCGATGGTGGATATTCCGACAGTAAGCATAATTTGGCAGGTTTAAGTGGACCACCCATCGGTGGAAGTAATACTAGCGGTGTTGGCGCATCGACTGCATCTACCGACACAGATAAAAAAACGTGGGATGGTTTTGGTAAATTCAGTAATGTACCCATGAACCCCGACGCACCACTAGATACTACACCACAGATGACAAAAGAAGAATTACTTCGCGAGAAATTCAAAATCCTTCAAAAACTAGAAGAACTAGAAGGAAAGGGAATTCGTCTTACTAAGAAGTATACCATGGAGTCATCCCTGTTTGAAATGAAGGGGGAATATGAAACACATGTCGAGGAGAGGGAAAAGAAAAACAGTATTAAATTTCAGCAAAAGTTGCTTATGACGGCAATTACGGGGATAGAGTTTTTAAATAACAAATTCGACCCCTTTGACTTGAAGTTGGATGGCTGGTCGGAACAAATTAATGAAAACATCGATGACTATGATGAGATTTTTGCCGAACTACACGAGAAGTACAAGTCTAAGGCGAAGATGGCGCCCGAGTTGAAGTTGCTTTTTCAGCTTGGAGGAAGCGCGATTATGCTTCATATGACAAATACCATGTTTAAATCTGCCATGCCCGGTATGGACGATATTATGAGACAAAATCCCGAACTTATGAAACAGTTTACACAAGCTGCCGTAAATACAATGTCGCAGTCATCGCCCAACTTTGGTAACTTTATGGGAGATATGATGGGTGGTATGGGTGGCGGACCGCAACAACAACAACAGCAACCGAGCAACTTCAATAACCAACGACCTCCTCCACCTCCTGTAGCAACAAAGGGTCCCAATTCTATCCCCCCACCTAGAAGAGAAGGTGATATTTCAAACCGCCCTGACTTAAATTTTGGAAGAGGGAATATGAATGATGGTGTAAATCTGTCTGACAATTATATCAACCCATATGAGTCGAAGCGCGGCGCACCTCCTCCTCTTCCTCAGAATCCGCGACCTGAAATGAAAGGACCATCCGATATTAGCAATATTTTGTCGGGATTAAAGACGAAGAATGTAAACATTACTGCATCATCCTCGGCTACTAACAATACAAATCAAGCTTCGGAAGACAAGGGAAGCACGATTAGTATCTCGGAGTTGAAAGACATGCAAAATGATAATATGCCCAACAAAACAAAACGCAAACCTAAATCTGAACGCAATACAATTAGTTTAGATATTTAATAAATTAAATATTTGTATATAAATACTACATTAGAATAGTATTTATATAAGTCGACACTATTTATATACATGATTTCTATTATAGCTTTATTAGACAATAACAATAACAATAACAATAACAATAACAATAACAATACTGTGGAAAAATATTTACACGATTCTATTACATCAGTTATAAATCAGTCATATAAAGAGTGGGAACTAAAAATTGTTGTGTACAATACACCCGAGAATGATAGTAGCGTAATACAAAAATATAAAAATATTGACTCGCGTATAGATATTATAAAATACCACAAAAACGAATCAACCACGATACCAACCACGCCGTCAAACATACTTACAACAACTGTCGAACAACACTGTAAATATAGCCACATTGCTATATTGTATATGGGCGACATATGGCTACCCGATAAATTAGAGCTGCAGGTAAACATGATTTCAAAGCATCATCGAATCGATGTTGTAGGAAGTAAAAGTAGTTTTCAGGGCGAGGTATCTTGTAACCCTGAAGGAGAACTGTATCATTACAATATACATACCGAAAATAAAACTTTTTTACATTATGCAAACTGTTATGAAACAGACGAATTCAAAAAAGTGTTAGATAACACTAGGGCGAAATATATAAGAGTTAAATTTTTTAGCGATTACTGTATATCAGGACACTGTAAGCAAGAGTACGAAAGAGCATGTCTCGCTCAAAATATAGAGTATTACGGTAAAACAAAAAAAATATACTTTACTGTAACGGAAACATATACACACGCCATTCTATTAAACTGCCCTACTCCACCAAATCTTCATGTACCGCCATCAAATGTTGTCGGTTTTGCTCAAGAGCCACCCAACACACCGTTACTACGAATTTATCAAAATAACTTTATTAAATACGCTGTTAAACATATAGGAAAATACTTCATCGGTAGCATTCACACATTTCCAACACCGACTTTTGTAGGGCATCACGGTTTCCTTTTCTATGAAACCCCGAAACATACCCCATTTAGACCTCAAAAGACAAAACTAATGTCAATTATGGTGTCGCGTAAAACATACACACCTGGTCACCAATATCGTCACATCATCGCCAGTCATATTATCAAAAATAATTTGCCTATCGATATATGGGGGAATGGCGTTGAAAATTATAAACAGAAATTCCCGAATAATAAAAATATTATAGGCGGTTTTAAGTCGATGGAGGAGATGTGCCGGGATTATTTATTTACGATTGCGATTGAGAATACGAGCCACGACCATTATTTTACGGAGAAAATAATAAACCCCCTTATAAATAATACCATTCCGCTTTATTGGGGGTGTAAAAAAATCGAAGAATATTTTCCCAAACACGCGATTCGACTGACCGGAAATATTGGGAAAGATATGAACATTATTCATACCGTATTAAAAAATCCGAATAACTATATATCGGAGTATAAAATAGACCAAGAAATGGTACTAAATAAAGTAAATCTTGTAAAAAATATCGAACGAATATTTGATTGTTGAGCAGCGGTATTATTATGCAACTGTCGTCTGTGATGTTAAAAAAGATGCAAATGATAACCAAATAACGTATGGTATGAGACAGTAACCTGCGATATTGTTAACTGGGAAAAATAACACAGTAATAACTAGAGCAAAAATAGCTAGCAATATTAGAGTGACTGTAGCAAATAGTTTATTCGGGTAGTATATAAAGTATGGCCACCATGACATGACCAGCAAAACCTGAATAGCATATAACGTTAAATAAAACTGCTTATTTGCCATTCCGAGATTATTGCTATTCCATATAAGATAAGAAGAATAGCCTAGTAGAAGATATAGTATTGGCCACACAACGCCAAATAACCATGCTGGAGGATTTAGATAAGACTTTACTCTTGGAATTCTCTCACGAGATACAAAGTATCCAGAACCTAAACCCAAAATAATCGGAGCTGTCAATAAAATATAAGACATAGTGTCATTACCTTTTTTACCCTTAGACATTTTGATTTTACCTCACAAATAATCTATATTATATAAAAATATATTATTTTGGTATTATTTTAAAAATA